TTATAATCTCAAATTGATAACCTCTGGCCAACATATATGTTTTAACATTTTCAATTTGTCTTTCAAGGTCGTCTTTTTGTTTATGAGAACTAACTCTACAATATCCAATAGTTTTTTTATTTAGTTGTACTTCTGATTTTAAGCCCAAAAAGTGATTAAGTTGTTCTTGTGAATAATATCTTGTTCCACCATTAGTTATGTGTGATGGTTTTAAAGTTTCATTTTTATCCCAGTTTCTAAGAGTTTGAACTGTTTTTCCTATTTTAGTTGCAAATTCTCCTATTGAGTAATATTTCATACTTATCACCTCAATATTATTATACAACTAAATATATAAAATAACAATATATTTTTATACATATTTATAGATTTATTTTAACAGTTATCACCCTCTCTTTTATTTTATTTATAATATTTTTAAACATCTTATTTTTTAGCAACTGCAACTGTACTTGCTAATGCAGTTAGCTCTATAATACTTTGTTGACATTGTTTTAATTCTTGCTTTAGTTTTTCATTTTCCTTTTCTAATTCTAAAATTGGATTTTTAGGAAGTTCTGGAATGACCTCTTTAGGTTCATCCCCATGTAAAACTTTTACTACTGCTCCGCTATCATATTCTGTTATTAAGTAATTCCCTTCTATATATTGTTTCATTATTTTATCACCCCTTTACATTTTACAAGAATTTTTCCTTCACCTTTTGTTTTAATCTTAAAATCTGAAAAGAATAGAGGTTGTGGAAAAATAAAATTTTCAGGTTTTTCAATTTCCAAAGGTGTTGTTACACACTCATTTATTTCCCCATCATTCTTATATCTTGTAAATCCATATAGATGTCCAGAATATATTCGTACTGCACCGCTACTGTCGTAATCCATATTAATTTCTGCTAAATTTTCATTATCAATTTGAACATTCATTTCAAATTTGTCATCACTACCTCCTCCATTAAACTTAAATTCCAAAAAATAAATATATCCTTTTCCAACAATGTGTAGAACTTCCTCTAACGACTTTGTTAATTCAAAAGAAATTTCTTTTGAAAAATAATTTTTATATTCACTCCAATCTGTACCTCCGCTAAAATTGTCTAATTTTTTCTTAACTTTATCTAAAGTTTTTTTATCAGCTATATAAATTTTTTCTGCCATTATTTTTCAACCTCCTCAATATAAACAAGCCCATTTTCTACTCCCCATTTATATTTTTTATTATTTTTAGTATCTTTAATTGTATTAGCTTCTTTCTTAAATTCTTCATATTGCGAATTAACTTCTTGCTTAAAATCTTTAATTTCTTGTGTAGTTTTTCTTTCTAAATTTGTAATTTTACTATCTGTATCCTTCTTATTTTCTTCGAGTGTAGCTTTAGTGTTATTTTTAAATTCTTCAATTTCTTGTGTGTTTTTTATTTTTAATGTTTCTATATCTTTGCTATTTTGAAAAATCCCTTCCTCGAGGTGATTAAGATTTTCAGCGTTGAGGTTCGATCCTTCTTCTTTAACGCCTGTATTATCTTTTTCTATAATTGTCGGTTTACCATCAACTAAATAAGTAGTTGGCTTTGTATCTATTCTATCTTTAAAATTTATTTTTTTATAAACCACTATTTTTCACCTTCTTTCATGAATAAAAATGGAAATTCTATTATAATTTCATCATTAGTTTTTTGAAAATTTAAAATTTTTGTGGCATAAACAGTTTTGTTCTTACCTATCAATTTAAAATTATCAAATGTACCAATTTCCGAACTATCTATTTTAAATAAAATCTCAACATTACCATTTTTAACATATGATTTAAATATTTTTTTCTCTTTAGGAGAATCATTAACTGTATAAGTTAACTTTTCTATATCATTTAAAAATAAATTTGCTATTCTTTCTATTGCTTCTTCTGTCATTAAATATCACCTCCTTATATATATTTTATAATAAAATTCCCATCTTTGCAGAAATTGAAGTTATTCCACATTTTAAGAAATTTTGCTTGAAATAAAATGGATTACTTTTGATTTTTATAATTTCAATTGGATTTTTAAAAGTAATTTTATAAGGATTTTTAGTCATCTTTATTTTTTTAACAGTATCTTTAAAAGTAATGTTGGGCTTTAACTTTATTTTTACAGTTTCTTTATTGTTGTTAATTCTGTACTGGAGTCTTACTCCAGAACTAACTGCTGATTGAAGTTCTGGAATAAATATGGGTTTATATTTTTTTATTGTTTGTTTAGTTAAAGGAATAGATTGCATTCCATTACCTAAACAAGAAACTCCAGTGTTAACTGTCCCGCATTTTAAAGTGTGATAAGCATTATCTAATATATAATTTTTTAATTTATTAGAGCTTAAATTTACTTCTAACATAGCTGGCTCATGGGCTAAATCTTTAAATTGATACCCTTGTCTTATTCCTATAAAATTTTCTCCTAAAAAAGCACTAGCTAAATTATTTACATCTTCTATATATCCCCTAGAATTATTTTGCATTATTCTAGTTTTAATTCTATTTCTATATTTTTCATCATCTTTATATTTTTCAGTTCTTTTTTGTCCTACAATATCCCCTATAATATCAAGCCCATATAATTCAGCGTTGTTTATATCTCGATTATCAATAATTTCATTAAATACATCTATAAGTTCATCATAGAAAAATGATAAAACTTCATAGTATTTATTTATATTTTCTCCATTTTCAAGGTAATAAGGTAATAAACTTATTAATCTTTCTTTTGTATGCATTATTTCACCTCGATTTTTTCTAATTCCGTTGTAGCAACCTCTAAATCTTTAACGGTTATATTTTTATTGTTATAAGTTTTTCCATCTATGCTTACTTCAATATCTATATCTTCTATACCATCTATGTTTGCTTTATCTATGATGGAAATAATTTTATAAAGTATGATATTTTGACCTATTTTAAAGCTATCAAAATAAGCTTTAACAATATTTTTTATAGATTTATCACCATCTTCTGGATAATTAGTTCCTTTAGTTATTTTCAATTTAATCCATATATTTTTAAATTTAGGTCTACTAAATCCTATTAAATGCTTTTGTTTTTGGCTATCTTTTATTTCAACTATAGTAGTTCCATATGGTTGTATTCCTCCGGCGTATTTTTCAAATATTGCTTGTGCTATAGCTTTATCTTCTCCACCAAAAACAACTACATGAAATGACTTAGGTGGTACATCTCCTTTCTTTTCCATAGTGTAATTAACATCAACAAATACATCTTTAACTCCTGTTACTTCACTTATTCTTGCTTTTATGCTATCAAATATATTAGTAGCACGTAAACTTACACTTTTATCATATCTTTCTCTAAATTCTGGATCACTTTCTCTATATTCTCCATTTTCAGTTTTAGATTTATTAGTAACACTTTTAACTCCTAAAATTGGTTTAATAATTTCTGTAATAGTTCCTTCTGGAACGTTACTTTGTTCGCCTATTTCTTCAGCTATAATATTTATATCAACTGTACCACCTTCAGGTATAATTTTTGTTTCTATTGTGGTAAATAAGATGTTATCTTTTGTACCAATAATAAACCCTTTTGGTACTTCTATATCTTTATCTCCTGTAACTGTAATAATCCCTGTAGCCTTATTACCTTGTTTTCTTGCTATTCCTATGTAATTACCTTTGCTGCTTAAAATATTGCCTTCAGCCATCTTAGGAGAAGCACTATAAAAACTATGTTCAGCCACTTCCCATAATTCACTTAATAAATAAATATAAGGTAATGAGAATTGATACAAAGGGTCTTGTTCTGTAAAATCTATATTTTCTCCAAAACTATCTTGACTTTTTAATCTATCTCTAAATTCTTCTATAAGTTCAACAAAACTTTTCTTTTTAAAACCATTTTTAGTTATTCCATATCCATTAATCAAATTGAATACCTCCTACATCTATTATTTCATCATATCCTTTATATTTAATTTTTAAATTTATAGTGTCTTTTCTTGTTTTTTTATTAGTTTTTATATCTACAAGCTTAATTTTTTCTATATTATCATCTTTAGATAAACATTCTCTTATAGCCATTCTTTTTCTATCTTCACTTATTACTTTATCTTCTATGCTTAATACTTCTTTCATATTTAATCCTATATCGGCATTGTAAAATAACTCACCTAAACTAATTTGTAATAAACCTTTTGTTCTTTGTATTTTCTGTTCTAGTTCATCAACCAGTGTTAATCTTTTAGATGTAAAAACTATATCACCGTTTTCTATTTTTATAGATTTCATTTAATCACTCCTTTCTAAACCCATTCGACGGGTTTGAAATTATTCAGCGTATACTTTACTAGAAGTTGTATAGCTATTCCCATTTTCAAGCATTACTCTTTTAGTAGCATTTTCTCCTAATTTTATAGTGCTAGAATTTAATATAATATCACCATTGCTTTTTATTTTTACATAAGTATTAGTACCTTCTTTAGCTATTGTTAAATCCTCTGTAGCATTAAAAGAATTGTTTAAAAAATTAATACTTAATGGTAATGCAATAGCATCTTCTAATGCATGTGTTCTGCTTGTATTAGGTTTTTTTGTTTTACTATCAATTAATAAATTATCTATATCATAATCAGTAAACATAATAAGCATTATGTCGTTAATTTTAGGCTTGATTTTAATGTTATATCCTCCAATATTAAAACAGCCTATAGGCACATTTATAAGTGGAGTATAAGGCTTTTCAGTAGTAGGAAAATAATGCATAGGTTCAATAGTAGCAGTGTTATTTGTAGCATTATAAGACGTTATTTTACCTATCATAAGTACATTTAAATTATTGTTCATATTAATTTGAAAATTATGAAATAAATTAGCAATATTTTTCATAGTGCCATGACCTCCACTTCTGTTGTAAAATCGCTTTTATGTTCTCCTTCAATAACCATTACCGTTCCATTTAAATTAGTAGACTCTACTTGTATTAAACTGTATGGAGCAATAGCATGATTAAGCAACATTTCTATTTTATGTGTAGCAACGCTATCATTTTTATCTATCTTTTCAACTTTTATAAGTCCTGTTTTAGAATTTAATAAAAATCCTAAAGTTATTCCCTGTTTTTTAGGTATAACACTTATAGAAGGACCATGCACAAGCAATCTAGAGTCACTTTCTATTACAACACGCCTCAATACATCTATTATTTTTCCATATGCTTGAAATCCTCGTGAATAAGTTAGATTGTTAGTAGGATTATTTATATTAGCTTTTAAATTTCCAGCTGATTGTAATAAATCTTTAACTAAATAAGTTGTAGTTGCACCTGGAGCATATGTATAACTTATGGGTTTATTTAGATATTCCCAAGTTATATTTAAAGCTTTTATTTTAGTTACTGTATCTACTCCTTCTCGATAAGTTTCTACATCTGTTATAACCCCATCTAATATACTTCCTAAATCATCACCATACCCAGCGTTTAATACTATTCCGTTTTTTTTATTGATCCTTGCAATACTATCTGGACTAAGATTATATATAGATACTTCCCCTTCGTCTGGGATAGTATCAGAATCAAATTTAATATTAAATTCCATATGTAAATCTGGAAAATTATATTTCCTAGTTGCAATTATAGCTTCAGCTTTTCTTTTAAATTGTTCATTCATTTAAATCACCTTCTAATTCTATAGGATTTATACAATATAAGTTTACTTCTTCTCCTAAATTATCAAATGTTAAACGTATTACATTGTTATCATTACTTCCAAAATATAAAAGTTCCTTTGGAAATTCTTCATTAAAATTATGTTCTTTATCTATATAAAATTCTTTAAATAATATTTCATTTAATACTGCTTTTTCTGTTGCTAATACTTTATCATTTAATTTCAAAGTAACAGTTAGAAAATCAAACATAAAATTATAATCTATTTCAAAAGTATATATTCTATTAGATAATTCTAGTTCAAATTCATAGGGTATCATGTTTTTATCTATATCTATAATTTCTATAGTAGTCACCTCCTAAAATCTATTTCTTATTTTTTGCAATACACTTTTCTTACCTTTAGAACTATTTTTAACTGCTTTTTTCGCTTGCCTTCCTTTTTTAGTTTTCTTTTTCACTTTAGTTTGTGCTTTTTTCTTTTCTTGTTCTTTAGCTTTTGCGGCTTTTTCTGCTGCTTTCTTTTTATCTTTTTCAGCTTGTTTAATTGCTTGTTTAGCTTCTCGTTTTGCATCTTTTTTATCTTGCTTAGCATCTTGAATTTGCTCTTTTAATTTTTCTATATCCGGAATAGTGAATCCACCTGTATTTATATTTACATAACTTTTTTTAGTTACTTGTATTTGCTGTAGTGTCATTTCAAATTCAATACCGTTTCTAAGAGTATTTGTATAAGTGTTTCTAAAACTTGTAACTACAACATTTCCCCAGTGTTCCATGCCTATGTATGTTACTACTTGCTTATCTTTCCATATCTTCCTAAGTTCATTTATATGCCAATCTGGTAAAACTTTTCTATGAAATATTGCACCTTTTATATTTAAAATTATTGGTTTATTTTGAATATGATCTGTAATAGTAGAACCATCCTCAACGGGTTTATCAGTTACTTCATTCTCGAAATTCACTTGTTCTTCTTCTACTAAGTTGAAATAAATATCTCCGAGTTTACACCATGAATCCATGTTTTCACCTCCTATCTTTATTATACTAAAAATAAAGAAAACCCTCTTAAAATGAGGGTTTATATACTTCCATAACCTAATTGTAAATTTACAGTTGAAAATATACTTTCTATTTGTTTTCTTACTTCTCGTGCTACTTGTTTAGGATCGTTAGTACCATTTATATTTATAGTTAAATTTACATTAGCTGGTGTTTCTGGTTTAGCTTCTTTCCTGCCTTGTTCTCTAGCCATGGAAACACTTTTATCATGTGGAAATACTCTTGAACCTCCTGGAAGGTCTATTATTTCTCCACCTTTTTCATGTACTTGAACTATACCACCTTGCCAATTATTTGTACCCTTTGCCAAACGTGGTATTTTGGGGATATTTAAGCCATCAAATCCCTTACCACCTAAACCTGGAACCCAATCGGGTACTTTAAAATGAATTCCATTTATAGCACCTATTAAGGTATTAATTCCACTTGTAATAAAATTAATTACACCTTTAAATACACCTTTTATACTTTCACATATTCCAGAAAAAATTTCTTTTATTCCATTCCACGCCCTTGACCAATTGCCTGTAAATACTCCAATTATAAAATCTATAACACCATTAAGTACCGTTATAAGTCCTCCTATAACTTGAATTATATTGTTAAATATTGCTTTAGCACTTTCAAACAAAGAACTAAAAGCACCACTTATAACAGGCACTACATAAGACATAATAAAACTAGCTATTTCTTGCAATTTACTCCATAATTTTTGCACTTGCGCTCTAAATTTTTCTGAATGCTTATATGCATATATTAATCCAGCTACAAGTGCTGCAATAGCTATAACAGCTAAACCAATTGGACTGGTTAATAACGTAGCTGCTGCTTTTATTCCAGTTAAAGCTATTTTAAATCCATTTATAATAGCTATAACTTTTTTTATTGCTTTAAAAGCTACAAAAGAACCTACAATAGCCATTATAGCTGGAACAACTATTTTCTTATGTTTAGAAAGAAAACTAAAAGTTTTACCTATACCATTAGCAAAATTCGTTAAAACTTTTTTAACTTGTGGAATATGTGCTGTTATCCATCTTATAGCTTTTTGTAATCCCTTTCCATTGCCCTTAGTGCTAAATAATTCTATTTGAACATCTTGTATAGCACTTTGAAGTTCTAGTAAAGCACCTTTAACTGTACTATTCTGTGTATCAGCCATTTGTTTAGATGCTCCGGTACTATCTAATATTTTCTTCTTTAAATTATCATACTCTTTACCAGAACTTTTTAATAAGATATTTAATGCTCTAACATTTTCTTTTCCACCTATTGTTGCTAAAATTGCTTGTTGTTCAGCTTCTGTATAGTTGCCTAATTTCCCTTTTAAGTCAACTAAAATACTATTTAAAGGCCTTATTTTGCCATGTGTAGCTATATGTACTCCCATTTCTTTAAATAATTGTGCAACTTTGTCTTGTGGTGCAGTTAAGTTTAATAATACGTTTCTTAAAGCGGTTCCTCCTTCTGCACCTTTTAATCCGGAATTTGCTAGTATTCCTAACTCTGTATCTAATTCCGCAGTTGACATTTTAGCTTGTTTTGCTATTGCCCCAACAGTGAGTATTCCTTCTCCTAATTGTTCTATATTAGTATTAGTTTTTTGAGAAGTTTTTGCCATCTGATCCGAAAACATATTTAAATCTTTAAATTCTAGTCCCAGTGCTGACATTGCATCTGTTACTAAATCTGAACTTTTTTGAATTTGCATATTTCCTGCTGCTGCTAAATTTAATATTGATGGAAGTGCTTCTGTAGATTGTTTTACATTCCAACCAGCCAACGCTTCATAGTTAAGGGCTTCTGCCGCATCAGCAGCCGTATATTTCGTAGTACGACCTGCTTCCCTTGCTGCATTAGTTAAATTTTGCATATCTTTATCTGTTAAATTGCCCATCGTTGCGTGAACATTTGCCATACTTTGTTCAAAATCCATAAAAGTTTTAGCTGAAGCTTTTCCAAAATCAATAGCTTTTTTTATTACAAATGCTCCAGCCATAGCCTTTGCGACTTTTTTAAATGTACTTTCTGTTTGACTTGCAGTTCTATTTAAATCCTCTGTACTTCCACGGGTTCTTCGTACTGTATCATCTACACCTCTAGCACTTTCATTTATTCTAACAAATCTTCCACGAGCATCTCTAAGCCTACCATTTATATCTCTATAAGTACCATTTAAATTCCTAGTAGCACTATTTACGCCTTCCGTGCTTCCAGATATATTTCTTATATTATTATCAGTTTCTCTAGCATTATTGCTAGTTTCCCTTAAATTATTTTGAACATTATTTACATTGTTAGAAACTTCTCTAGCACTATTACTAGCATTTCTTAAGTTATTATCTGTATTATTTACACCACTAGCTACATCTCTAATACTACTATTTACATTTCTAGAGTTATTATTTAGTTCATTCATATTTCTATCTATGTTTTGTGTAGCCTGTTCAATACTGTTTAATTGTCCTAAATCGCTTTGAAAATTAATTGAATACACTAAATCTGTTAAACTATCCATTCATAAACCACCTCCTATGTCAAGTGATAAATAACAGTATATTCTACTATAATTTTATCACAAACAAAAAAAAAGACGAGGTTTTCTCGTCTTTTGGTGATTATTTGTCGTTTTAATTAAAAAGTTCTTTTATTTTATTAGAATCTTCTATTCCGCATATATAAAGAGTATGATTTCTTTCCCAATCCATTGCTGTTTCAACTTCCTCTAATTCGTTTAATAATTCACAATCTTTGGGTAAAAGTTTTCCTATTTCATCTAATATCTGCTTATGTTCTTCTAATAATTCATTTTTTTGTTCCAATTCAAATAATATTTCGTTGACACGTTCATTTATTATTTCTAATGCTGAATTTTTTACCATTTTATCTCCCCCATTTGTAAAATTATACTTTATTTTTAAAATTCAATAAGGTATAATATAAATTGTAAATTGTAAATTGTTCCAAAAAAAATAACATGTGTTCAGATTACGAACCTATAGAATATTATATTATAGAAAATATTTTGTGTCAAGTTTAGGAATCATAAGTTTTTTTTTCTATTTTATAGTATATTTAGGGGGAATAAAAATGAATTTGAATAAAAAAATAAGATACTTACGAGAAAAAAACAGTCTTGCGCAATCCCAAATTGCTGACCTGCTTAATAAGAGTAGACCAACTGTTGCTGGTTATGAATCTGGAGATAGAGAACCAGACCTAGAAACGTTAAAAAAAATAGCTGTATTTTTTAATGTTTCTACAGACTATTTATTATTTGATGAAAGAGATATTGAAATAGAAGGTGGATATATCTCTGAAAATACAGTAGAATATTCTAATGATGTTTTAGATGAGATAGATAATAAAAGAATTCTTGAAAAACACAGCATATTAACTTCTAACGTTGATAAAGCAAGAAGAAAAATGAACAAGGCTATTAAAAATAATGATGATGAAAAAAGAAGAAAATGGAATAAAAAATATAGAGAAGCTTTGATTGAACGTAAGCTTTTTGAGCAAAGTGAAGAATATCAAGCTTTTTATAAAATCTTTCTTGAAGAAATCAGAAGAGAAGCACTTAAAAAAATAATAGAACAGTAGTTAATTCTACTGTTCTTCTTTTTCTCTCTGTTTTTCTTCTATGAGATAACTTGCTTCAAGCATCTCATAATATTCTTCCTTACTCATTTGTTTAACTTCTGTCAATGTTATGTTTGGAAGTATTAAACTCCATATTCTCAACTTTTTCTTTGCATTCTCTCTCAACCTTTTTAAGGTGATAGCATCTGGGATTGTCACAAAAGTTCCTTAATTCTGTACTAACTTTAGTTATTAATTCTGTAGCATTCTCAGCCTTTTCTATTTGTTCTTTTAAATTTTTAGGACTAATAACTAATTCATCTATAAGCATTTCTGTAAGCATACCTACTTTATAAGCACCATTTTCCAAATTCAAAGCACTAGAAAGTATATCTGTAACTCTAAAAGGACTTATTTCTTGTACTACTACATTAACTTTCTTTTTTTCTTCCTTTCCTTCTTTATTTGTTATTATTTCTATATCAAAATTACTTTGTACCATATTATTCATCTCCCATTTCTAAATTAGGTACTAATATTACCCATTTTCTATCTTTTATTTCGTTACTTCTTGACCAATCAGCTTGTTTGTTAATAACACAATCTTTTCCATTAGCTTCACCCTTAGTTGTATCATTACCATCAACAACTTCTATATCAAAGGTTTCATCCTCTTTACAAATTCTATCAAATAAAGCATTTGAAGGACTATCTGTTTTCAATGAAAGTTCTATTTTACCAGAATCATCGTTTGTTGCCGCAAAAGTAGTATCTCCTTTCATTCCTGTATGTCCTTTATATTTATCGCTATTTTTACTACACTTTATCTCAGAACCTTTAGAAAAGCCTGTTACAAAGTGTTTTTCACCTTTATATGTAACTATAACATTAACTAACTTAGCATTATAAGCTTTCATTTAACCACCTCCTATAAATTCATGACAACAGAACCATTCACAACAGTTCCATGTATTGCTCCAGCTTCAACATACTTAAATGTAATTCCAGTTAAAATTCTTGCTTTTCTATTCTGTTCTGATATTTTATCTACTGTTTTATAATCTATTTTAAAATCACCTGTTCCCTCAGAAGTTTCTGCAATTATGCCTTTATCAAAGGCTCTATTCAAAGCAGTTTTTACTGCACTAACTATTTTTTGTATTCCATTATCTGTATAAGGGATTTTATCACTATTCATGAGTACATTTGCAATTTCATATTCAATTTGATTTTTAATATAATCTCTACTTTCAATTTGGTCTATATATATACCACTAGCCATTTTCCCATCATCTAATTGTGCAATCCCATATTTTTTTACATATGCATTCATATTAGATTTTCTAATTTTAGTTAATTCAGTATTTGTTAAAACATCAGCAGTAATATTATTAAGATGTTTAAATTTAAAAGTAAAACTTCCAGCAGTTCTAGTTGTTGCATATCCTACTGTTGCTGCATCTAATCTTTCATCACTTTTATCTTTTTTAAATTGTATACAGGTTCTGTTTTTACCAGAAAAATCTCCTTTTAAATTTTCTTTAACTACTGTATAAAATGTTTTCTCATTACCTTCTGCAAAATCACTTACAACTTTTATTAACTCTTCTGTTTTATCATCTAAAAGTATTCTGTAGAAATCATTATGTTCTGCAATAAGCGTATTTAATGCATCTTTTAGATCAGTAGCTTTTTTCATACTACTGCTTAAATTTTTACCAAAAATAGCAACCGTGTCCGGTCTAGGTTCTTGGCTTGCTAAAGTTTCTACTATTTTATAAATTTCAGTTTCAGTATCAAAATCTTTTTTTACTTCTGATATATCCTCACTTATATCAAATTCTTTATATTTATAATCTTTATTTGTAGCTATCACTAAAGTAAGACCAAAGCCAGCTATACTAATAGCTTTACTTGCATCAGTAATATCTACTTTTATATCACTACTCATTTATACAACCTCCTTTAAGTGTTACTGCAATTCTATTTCTTCTATTGTATCTACTTGTGTTTCTACAATATCTCCAACTCTTAATCTTATATCGAACCCCCATTTATACACATAACCTGTTTCTAAAATAGAAGTTTTATCAACTAATTTCGTACAATCTAATAGTATTATATCACATTTGTACGAAATTAGTTGTTTTTGAGTTTGTAAAAAAGACATAGTGTTTGTAGCAAATATCATAGCTTCTTCTTGTTTATCTGAATAAAAAGTTAAGGAGAAAGTCATTTGAGGTTCTGTAAATCTAGTTATCTTTACACCATTTTTAGTAGAAGTTTCTATAATAGTGCCTTCAAAAGTATCATTGTCTTGTATATATCCTACAAGAACATTAGTTATGCAATAAGGATAAGACGGTAAATTATGAATACTATTTCCTTTTATAAATTTATAATTTTTATTTATTTCTTTCATGTTTTTATTAAGGTATGCATTTATCTCAGTCCATACTTCAAATAAATTAACCATTTATATTTTCAATCCTTTTCATAAAATATCTCTTAAAATCTGATATAATATCATATTTTCTAGCACCATATATTTTATATTTAATCCCTTTTACAGTTTCAATAACTGTGTTACTTTGTAAATCTTCATCAGTATATAATTTCATATCCTCTATGTCATATGTTCCTTCCGGAAGATATTGCATATCTCTTTCACTTAAAGGAAGTATAGCACCTGTAAAAGTAATTTCCTTTTCTTCTCCTTCTATATAATCTCCACCATCATTATAACTTCCTTCTGTAGCTAATTTATATTTTAATTTTTGCTTAATGCTATCTGGTATTAAATTCATTTAATCAACCCTTTCATATGTTTTCTCAAATATATCTGGTTTACAAGGGTAAAACTCTCCATTAACCCCTTTTATAATATAATCACCTGTATTTGCTAACATATCTCCTTCTAAGGTTTTAATAATTAATGCTATAGGTCCTGTTGTTCCCATGCCTTTAATCTCAATGTTTTCCTTCGCAAACTCTTTTATCTTGTTATAACTAGCAAAATCACCTACAAATTGCATTGCTTCAATTTCCACTGGTTTCTTTCTATATTTACTCATTTATCCAACCTCTTTCTATTAAAATTTTTATTTTTAAAATATTTTTAAATTTATAATTGTACCTTTAATTAATTTTAAAATTTGTTTTTATTCTACTTTCCAAGTTATGCTTTCTCTTAATCTCCCACTATCAATAAGAGGATTTGATTTACCTTTTTTTCTTTCTATAGTAAAAGGGTGATTGGGTGGAGAAGATACTTCTGTTAGGACCTCTTGTGTAAGTCCAGCCAAAAACTGTCCTACTCTATCACAGAATATATTTACATCTATTCTAAAAGTTAATAATTCCGTTAATCCTTCTTTTATGATCTTATTCAATTCATCTTTTCTTTCCTGTGTGGTCCTTCTAATAAAACTTCTTTCTGGTATATGTATTTGAGAAGTACTCTTGTTAACATGTAATCCATTATAGTGTAACCATGCCCTCATCTTAGGTGTTATATTTATATCACAACCAAATTCTTGTACCCTTGCAACCATAAGAATGTGGCTATCATCTGCACCAAATATACCTATCTTTATTTTCTTAGACTTCAATTCTTCTATAGTTTGTTTTAATCTAGGTAAATCATCTTTTCTTACTGTTTTAGTAACTCTCATTAAATCCTAATGCTCCTGTATTTTTTAATAGTTGCCAGTTGCATTTCTGATAATCTAATATTACTTTTCCACTCTAGTTTTACATCTGAAATAGAATAAGACCTTAATCCTTTATTAACTGCTTCTGAATTATCTAGTCCCATCTGTTCCTTTAATAACTGGAGAAGCAATAATTTTAAATCTCCTGGTATTTCCTTATATCCAGCATTGTATTCAACCCTTATATACCTTTGTGGAAAATTAATTCTACCACTCATTAAATTACTGCTACCTACTTGCCACCAAGCTAAGTCCCTATACAGTATTCCAGCCTTTGTATTTATATCGTACTCATGTTCTTCTAATGATTTTTCTATAGAACCATTGCAAATATACTTAATGCTATTAATAGAATTTATAGGGTATTGTTTTAAAATTAAAGAGTTTGAATTTGTTCCAGGATATTTTTCTACATAGTCTTTAGCCAGAATATCTCTGCCTATTTCTCCTTCGATTATTTCTGTTATTCCTTCCATATATAGTTTCAAAATTAAATCTTTACTTGTATCTTCTTTATCTATATTTAAGAACTGTTTAACTTCTTCTAATGTACATAAATTCAATATTTGCACCTCCTATAAACTAATTTTATCATAAATAAAAAAGAGGGTGTGTTTTCCCTCTTTTTCTTAATAGTTCTTTATTTTTGCGAATTAATTTCTAAATCTTCTTTATTGAAATATAACTGCTCATAATATTCATCATGACTAATTATTTCTAAGAATAAACTAAATACTGCAGCACACGTTCCTATAAACAGTAACCCCAACATAACAACCCACGCTATAGGATTAAGTTTATTAAAACCTATCTCATATTCAACTCTAGCTAAGTTTATTGGTTCTTCTCTTTTTTTTAATAATGTTGTAATTTTAGTTATCTTAATGGTTGTAATCTTAAAAATATTATCTAATTTCCCAATAAAACCATTATTGTGCTTTAGACGTATATCTTTTTTAAATTTTCTTTTAATTTTTTTATTCATAAACATTCCCTTTTTCATACTCCTTTATTTCCTTTCCATCGGAATCTAAAGTTATCTCAAAACCACATTTACAACTTCTTTTGAAGATGTCACCATCAATTAGTATTTTACCTTCAATATCTCCAACTTTATAACTACCACAAACTGGACATTTTTCATATTTTCTTATTAAACTTACAACTTTAAATGCTTCCATCTTAATCACTCCTATATAATTTTAAATTTTCTTAACACTCTACCTAAAAAGGTTAAATTCTCTTTAAATGCTACTTTGCAATCCCAACACTCATACTCTTTGTGACCATCTTTAAATTCAATTTCTATCATTTCTTCTTTACAATTAGGGCACTTTATTGTTAACACCTACTTCCCTTACTTCATGCATATACCTGTTAGTTGTCCGTACTTTTCGTATAATCTTTTAAGATTATCAATTTCTAAATCCATAATGAATATATCTTCTCCACATTCGTTGCAAACGCCTATATTTTCTATTACATTTACTTTTACACCTTTGTATTCTGCCATAAGTTCTTTTCTTATCGTATAATTAACTTCTTTATTGCATTTAGCACAAAAAATTCTATCTTCTTTCATATATCAATGCCCCTTCACAATCTACTATTTTTCTTTACTTTATTTTTGCGAAACTAATCTAATTCATTTCTTACAATTTCTTTTACTATTTTTAATAGAAATTGATTAGTTTTTTCATTTGGTTTTTGTGTTTTATATTTTTCTTCATGTTCTTTAGCAATACTTAACATATATTCCGCCATGCTTTCAAAATCTGATTTAGAATATACTCCATTTTTTATATTTAACAGCCATTTTCTATTACATTCATCTTTTTCATACCATATTGCTTTTTTAAAATCTGTAAAATTATTATTAGCAAATCTTATTAAAAAATCTAATATCCTTATACTATGCATAGCTTGTTTGGTATCATATCCATATTTATTAACTAAATGTTGTGTTCCCTGTGTCCCTTTATCTACTTGCTTCTTTTTATTAATGTGCATACCAATACAAGCATTATATAAATAAGGTAGATTCATTTTTACAATTTCATTTCTCATATTATAAATTTCAGTTATTAAAAACTTTGTTTTTATATCAATATTGTCAGGTATTAAAAATTTTTTACTAAACAATACTTCGAGAAAATTTACATTAGACTTCCACCACAAACTTGATATTTTCCTTATATCATGTACATCATAATCCTCTGTTTCTCCTATATAGGATTTACTAAATTGATTATTGAAATATAAATCATTAAATGTTGGAGCTACAAATAATTTATAATCCTTATCACTTGTCTCTGTATTAAGATTATAATTATGAGAACCTACTAAAACCCTAAATAATTCTTTTCTTCCTTCAAAATCCATTTTGCCTTCTCTCCTTCACAATCTACTATTTTTTGTACATGTATTGAAGCTTAAAATATTGATTTAATTTCTTGCAATTCTTTAATGAATAAATCTAATTTAGATTTTTCTATAGCAATAGCACCTATTTTTTTTACATTTTTATCTTCTATACAAATAACTTCATCATCTTTTATATACTTCATTAATCCTTCTACTGTTGTAGGTTTAAGAAGTGGTTTCTGTTCTTCAATATCTATTTCTAATGTTTTATGTACATATTCTGTTACTTCTTTACAATTTATATTATCAGTGTTAATTACTTTATTTTCATTTTTTTTAGGTTCTTGAGCATATATTTTAGTTCCTTTTGGAATTTCTATTTCTTCTATTTCTTTTGGTTTAAATGATATATTTTTTTTATTATAATAACTTCTATACGTTGTTACAGTAGACATTGTTATTCCTAATGTCTTTACTACTTCTGTGTTTGTAAGTCCTTTCTTAAATAGTTCAAAAGCTTTTTCTTTCTTTGACATTTCTCCTTCTCTCCTTCTATATCTTTTATTTTCTTTATATTCTTTTACACTTAGTATTTCTCTAAGTTTATTAAGTGCTTTCTTTTCTTGTCTTGAAACATGTACTTGAGTAATCCCAAGCAATTTGGCTGTTTCTACTTGTGTCTTATCTTTAAAATATCTTAATTCAATAATTGCTCTAAGTTGAGGGTTTAGTTGTTTTATAGCTTCTTGTACTAGGATATTATTCAATACAGTATCTTCTTTAAATACATTTCCTTCAATATTATCAGCTAATGTTATAAAAGTAGAGCCATCACTATGTATGATTTTTTCTATACTCTGTACTAAGTTAGTATTTGATAATTTCAAGCCTTCTTGAACTTCTTCTACTGTAAACCCTGTTTCCTTTACTATTTCTTCTATAGTTGGACTTCTATTAAATTTTCTTTCCAATAAATATTCTATATATTTAATTTTATTTCTTATATCTAAAAGTGGTCTTGGAATTTTTATAGGGTTTGTATCTCTTAAAAATCTTTGTACTTCTCCCATAATCATAGGAACTGCATAACTCGAAAATTTAACATCGTATTCTTTAGGATTGAAATTCTTAATTGCTTTAACAAGTCCAATATTGCCCATTTGTATTATATCCTCAGCTTCATGTTCTTTATTAAAGAACTTTTTACATGTACTTATCACTAACGGCTTATTAAGTTCAAAACTTAATTCAAATGCATTCTTATCACCTTTTTGAGCTTTTTCAATTAATGCATTATTATCATTATATGTTAATTCCATTTATACCTCCTAGAATTTTACTATATAATTAATATATCATTTTACGAATAAAAAACAAGTAATTTCGTACAAACTACTTGTTTTTTTACGAAATTACTTGTTTGAAAAGCTAAATTTTTATTTAACTGGTTCTGAATGTGCATGACCTAAAATAGCTATTGCAGTAGTTCCAACTCCTGTTAGTTTTACTGCTACATATCTTTTAGTTCCTCTATAACCTACCTTATACACTCCGTTTTCTTTTATGTCTAATTCTGTTCCTAAATAATCTTCTGCCGAAATTTCTTTAAGAGATTTTGAAGTATCTCCCTCATATATTTTTGCAGTTGCTGTACTAGTTGCAGTTACCGCAAACACGATACTTCCGAATCCAGCTGTATCTATTGCCGTATCCGTTTTAGCTTCTACTACTTTAATTGAATTATATAAATCTTTATTAATCATTTGAATCCTCCTATTTGTTTTGTTTCAACACTTTAATAGCTTCTGGTCTTATTACTCCACCACCAACTCTTTTTGTTGTATAAAATAAAATATTAGGTTTTGCAGTTAAATTATCTCTTATGAAGTTAATTCCAGCTTTATCTACTATTAAATATCCATCTTTAAAATTACCAAATGCAATTGGTGTATTTCCTACCTTACTTTCTGGCATATCATCTGCTTCTACTACTTTATATCCTAAAATTGTTGCTGGTTCTCCTATCTGTGTAGAAGGTTGCCATAAATAATGTCCGTCATTGTCTTTAAGCAATCTTAAATCCCTTACTGATGTTCTTTTTGCTAGTAATACTGCTCCATTACTAAACTTTGCATCAAGAGAATAAATAAGATTCATTATTCCATCAAAATCTAGTTTCCCAGAAATCTGCTCTATTTCTTTATTATTTAAAAATCCTTCTGGTTGTTTTACTCCATCTCCACTTATAAACGCTGAACCTTCAACTTGTGCAAATCTATTAGCTACTCTTTCTTTTATATATCCTTCAATATTAAATGCTGCATCATCTATTAAAATTTGAGTTGCTGAAGGTTGAGCATACATTTCATGAACTGGTATTCTAATGCTTTCAAAAGTATCTGTTGCAGTTTCTTTTCTTGGTTGTCTTTCTCCTACCCAACCATATTCATAGGCGTTATTTGCTTCCCTAACTGCTTGATAATCATTTCCTTTACTAATAGTAACTGTACTACAAATTTGACGCATAGGACTTATTTTTCTTACTCTAGTTATAATTCCACTAGCCATATTTTGAGGTAAGAAAATACCTCCATTTGGAGAAGAATCTGAACTCATAGCCTTTTTATTTAACTCGTTAAGTCCTTCTCCTATAACTCCACTTCTAGCATAGTCCTTAAACTCTGACATTTCTTTTTTTTCTATTTCTGATAATTCGCCTTCTTGTGATCCTGTTCCAAATTTTACTCTTTGTGATTTTGCTTCTAACTCATCTAATCTTTTCTGTATTCTTTCTACAACTTCCGGATCTGCTTTTTTATCTACTGCTTCTTTCAAATCAGCAAATGTTTTGTTCATTTCTTCAATCATTGATTTTATTTCCATCTATTCATCTTCCCTTCTATTTTAAATTTTTTCCTTGAACATCTCTTAAATATCTTTCATATTGTCTTGCTCTAGTTGTTGCTAGTGCATCATTTAAATGTCTTAATGTAGCTTCATTTTCTTTACATTTAAACTGACTAGCTTGAAAATGTTCTAATTGATCTATGCAAATTAAAAGTAAATCTTCAATAAAAATTCCATTAAGCCCGTTTTCCTTTACTGGTCCTTTCTGAATATTTATTGTTTGTGCTACTTCTCCAGTAGTTTTATGTATTACTTTATAAGATGAAGGAGAATTAAAATTGATTTCTCCTGAAATTATTTTAGTATGTAATGTTTGCATTAATTATTTACCTCCTTGGTTTTCATGTTTTTATATAATTTTTGTAATGCTTTTATTTCATCTTTTCCAAGTTCTTCCTTTGTTTCTGGCTCTTCCTCAATTCCAAAACTTTTCTTGAAAATATCTTTAATTTCTTCTAAAGTTTTTTCATCTTTTATAGAAGATATAAACACTTTCATTTCTTCTATCTTGTTTTTAGTTTCTTTTTCTTCTTTTGTAGGTTGTAGAAGTGTTTTTAATTCCTCTATTTCCTTCTCCATGCCTTCTATTCTCTTTTGCCAATCTTCTTTTATTTGTTGTTCTTTAACATCTGTTATTTGTGCTTTTGGGTTCATGGGAAAAGTAACGCAACTAACTTCTACTATATCTATATCTTTTAGATCACGAACAGTCTGTTTTTCTTCTTTGACATATTCATACTCTTTTATGTAATAGCCTATAGAAAGCTTTAAAATTCCTTTCTTGGCAAGTAAATAAGCTTCTGCTGCCTTTGGTAACATATAATTACCATCTGTATCTTTATCTAAAAAGAATTTAGCTTCACATTCTACACCTTTGGTCCCATTGCTCAGTATCATCTCTCCAATAGGCTGATGCGTATCATGTTGATAAAGCATAGGTACTCTTTTGCCATCGTTTTTCTTACCAACAGAAGGTAAAACTCTGTCATTCCCTAAATCTATATTATTATAAGGACTTGCAATGCCTTTAAAAGTACCTGTTTCATCAACAGCTTTTACTTCTATTTGCTTAAATTCTAAATCCATTTTTTCACCACCTTCAATAGTCAAAACTAATTTCGTTCAATCTACATTAGTTATTATATCACAAAATTAAATTACTTGTTTTTTTACAATAAAAAAGCTGACAATTAGTCAGCTTTTAAACTTTCAATCCACATTCTCTAGCTATATGTATAAGATCATTGCAAGTTATATTATCGCACCAGTTTTTACGTTGTATCTGTAATCTTGCAAACCAATCTATTAACTGTCTTTTATTAATATTTCTATTTATCTCATTAAGCATTAACCCAAGCCTTATTTCTTTTATTACTTCCATTTCTTCTCCATCGGTGTATTTAACTTCTTCTAAGTCATATTCTAAATCCATTAAATTCTAATCACCTCACTTCTAATTTTAATTGGGAAATGCTCTATGTAAAAACAATTCCCAAGATCGCTAACCTTTTTAAATTTATTTTGTTTTCTTTCTTTTTCTAATGTTTTAGCTAATTCATGTCTTTCATCTAATCTTTTATAAGGTATTACTTCAACTCTAATCATTTTAAACTCCCCTTTTTTGTACGAAATTAGTTGTTTTTTTACAAGTAAAAAACTTTAAATTAAAATGGTATATCAGAAGTATCTACTTCTTTAAAATCTTCTTCATATTCTTTTGAATTATGTTCTGGAGAAGCACTATTTTTCTTACTATCTAAAAACTGTACTTCATCAGCATTTATTTCAGTAACATATCTTTTAGTTCCATCTTTAGCTTCATAGCTTCTTGTTTGTATTGAACCACTTATTCCAACTTGACTTCCTTTTCCAACATAAGTTGCTACATTCTCAGCTTGTTTTCCCCACACTACTATAGGTAAAAAATCAGCTTCTGGTTGACCTTCGCTTTTAAATCTTCTATTTACTGCTAAAGTAAATGTAGCAACTGCTGTTCCTTTTCCGGCTGTAAATTTCAAATCTGCATCTTTTGTTAATCTTCCAACTAAAACAACTCTATTCATTTATTTTCTCCTATTCCCCATTTATTTTTTGAAACTATTTTTATTATTTTCTCTTTATATTTTTTCGTTATACCCTCGTTAATATCTTCTAATATTAGTATGTTTAAAAGTTCAAATGAAAAAACCTCTCTATGATTAATTACAATATATTTATCTTTATCCGTTATAATTAAATCTCCTTTAGTCATTTTTACTCTACCTCTATATACCATTTGCCATTTTTGATTATGTCTTTAAAAAACCCACTCGCACAGTGGCAACTCAATACCCTTAAGATTTCATATATATCAATTGCTTCTTTTTTTAATAATTTTTCGGTGTTTTTTTTTATGGTTGAATCAATATCTTTGCATAGTTTCAAGTATTTAAAATCTCTGTGTTCAACCCAACACTTTTTGCCACTTTCTAATGCTTCCATAAAGCTAACAGGTTGCTGCACTAATTCCCATTCCATTCCAATTATTAACCCGCACATTGGTGCATATTCGCCATTTTCAACAAATAAAAATTCCCCATTTACGTTTTCTATGCCAAAATTTTTACACTTGAATTCTTTTGCTTTCTCTTCTTCTAACATTTTAATTACTTCCCAAGTTTTATACTTTCTCATCTAATCCCCTCCTAAGCTATTCTTCTCTTTTTTTTATTTTTTCTTTTTATATTGTAGCTATCTAGTATTCTATATATTTTTTGCACTGACATATTTAACAAACTTGCTATTTCATCTATCATGTAGTTATTGTATAAGTGTTCCATTTCTTTTCTGCTAGGTATAGACTTCTTTGGAACTTTTAATCTATATTCATTTATTAATCTCATTATTGTTTTATAGTCTACACCCTTTATTGTTGCTATTGCATTTACTGTATTGTTTTTTAGAAGTATTTCAAGTTCTTCTTTAGTACAACATTCTGATGTTTTTATTTTTTCTCTTTTATTCATGTATCCTTTAATTTTAAATCCTTCTTCTTTAGCAATCTGTATAAGTTCATTTATTTGTACTTCTGCACAAAAGTGCATGTTGTAATTTTGTTTTTTAATGAACCAATTACAAAGTTTATCTTTAGTTAAAACCTCATTTTTGTTTAATTCTTCTTGCATTAAACTTATTAATTTTTTCTTTCTTTTAAACTTATCATACATTCACCTCGAACGAAATTACTTTTTATTAATTTAATTTTACACTATTAAATGGTAATTTTCAATAGTTTTGTACGAAATTAGTTATAAAAAACAAGAGAAGGACTTATTCTTCCTTCTCCATTAAATATCTCACTATACATCTACATCTTATAGTTTCTCTTTTATCGGCCCTAGGATCACCTGGATAACTTAGACCTGGTTTAAAATCTTCATTAATTCCAACTACTTTCCCATCTAATGTTTGGTGTGTAGACCTAACTGCATTATCTCTACAAGTAATCCACTTCTTATATTTAAATCCAGAAGCATTAGCACTAAACATATTTGCTCTCATAAACGTATTATGCATTTCTGTATTAGCTATTCTTAATGCTCTATGCTTACTGTAATCTTCTATTAAACTACTTAATGTATTTGCTATCTTATCCGTACTATCTCCAGCTAATAAGCCTTTTTTTAGTATCTGTCTTGTTATTTCTTTTGTTGTTCTACTTACCATAACTATTCTTTCGCAACCATATGTATTTAGCCAGTTCATATAATCATCTCGAATTATATTATATATAGTGCCTTCTTGGTTTGTTACATGTATATTTTCAAAAAATTCTGCCCCAAGTTTTCCAGCTTCTATATAGAAGGGTAATAGTGCAGCTAATGTAGTTTGCACTCCTTCATCTTCTTTGAATATCTTATCTGATATTTCTTCTGCTTTCTTCTCCGCTTCTTCTTCTGTTATATCTTCATTATCTTTATTTTCTTTTACATACTTTAGATAAGCTTGTGCTATAGCTTCACCTTGTGCTATTAATATCTTTTTTATTTTATTTTCAAATTTCTTCTCTAAAGGTCCTATCATTTTTTCATACATCTGAAGAAGTTTTTGCTTTTCTTTATCAACCTCCTTCCTTTTTAATAAAGAAAATCCAGGCTTTTTTCTTCTCCCTCAGACGTTATATTTTTCCCAACAACTTCTTTTTCTTCTCCAAATTCAACTAAATTCATTGGCAACATTATTTTATCACCATTTTTTATAGGTTCTAGTCCTACTTTTTCTCTTTTCTCATTAATAGTCATAAATGTACTGTTATTAACCCTATCAAACATTTCTTTTATATCTTCTTGCAAACAGGGAATATGACTATAATCTATTTCTAAATACTCATTTTCTTGTAATTCTAAAAAGTTTTGAAGATGCTGTGCAAGGTCTTGCATTAAAGGTATAACAGTTTTAGTGTAAAGTCCTTTTTCAGCTTCATTTTTGTTATTATAAGAAGATTGTTCGTTAAATCCTATAACTATAGGATCAACCCCCATGCCTATGCATATATCCAACATAGTATTTCTTTTACCCTCGTTCCAATCCATGTCTTTAGGATTAACACCTGTTGAAATATAAGACATTCCACCCTCTAATAACATAAATTTACCAACGTTTCTACTACCTTGGTGACTATTTCTTAATTCTGTTTTAGTTCTTTCATACTCTGCATCTCCTAACGTATCTGGAGTAGTAAAAACACCACTTAAATTACCACCATTTTGGAGAAGAGATACGTTCCAATTGACTAATTCGTTAAGTAAATCTCCATTTTTTAGCACGGGCTCCAGCATACTCATACCATGGCCTAAACCGTCCAGGTAATCTGTTGGATTAAATTCTTTCCACAACATAAAATCTTTTGCTTCTATAGGAATTTCATTATATTTTATTTCTATATAAGGCTTTTCAGTATCTCCTGTAGGCGTAAATTTGACCATGTCCGGTCTATATACATATAATTCTTTTACTTTTCCACTTGCTTTAACTCTATGAAATGGTACTTCTCCACCTATATATTTATAAGCTATTGCTCTTTTAATTAATTCAGAACGACTATATAAGGGATTGGGTTTTTCTAATACACTTAATGCTGGATGTCCTTTTATTTCTTCTTTTTCGCCATTCTGGTTAACTTTAACGACTTTAAAATGTAATTGTATTGCTCCTTTTATAATCTCTTGCATACATCTAAATATAATCCAGTTACGTCTATATCCCTCTGTTGCTATTGCTTTGTAATTTACATCTGTATAAACTGCCGACTTTCCCATTTGTTGCACTATCTTAGAATATATTGTCTTATCTTTACTTGCTTTAAGTTCAAATATGTTTTTTAATCTCATGTTATCACTTCCTTTCAATTATAATTATTTTTCCATTGTCATACTTAACATTATAGAAAGGTATTTTTTCTCCTTCTTGTATATTTTTAAATTCTTTACATAAACATTTGTATGTTAATATTCCATTTCCCATATCTTTCACATCTAAAATAATCAATTCCCTATAAATTTTTAATAATTCTTTTGAATTATTTCGGATTAAATCTTTAGTTATTTGTATAAAGCCGACTTGATTCATACCTATATATGCTTTCATTCTTCCATTACTCCCTTTTTAATTTTTTCAGCTAATAATAAAGGAATCCAGAACATTCCATAGTATATTCCTAATACTAATCCCATTATTATTTTTCCAGACAAGTGTTTTAATAAACTGTAACTTATCTTAATTCCTAAGAATACACCTGTCATTATGTATATATATAATAAAAATGCTAGTAAATATTTCATTATTTATCACCTCAATATTATTATACTGTTTTCGGCGTAACCTCGCTTAAATCAACACTTTATAAAAATGTTTAAGACATAAGAATTGTTATGTCTTGTATATGGAGATGGTAAGGGCTGAAAGTGGCTATTCTCAACGCTTTACGGTTTAAATATAAAAAAATAAAGCAGTGTGGTAACTGCTTTATTGATAGATTATTTAATTATGGAATAATATCTTACGATCTAAATCGTATATGAATGGAAAGTACAATATGTTGTAAGGTTAGGAGGATACACCTCCTTTATAATTTTATTTTTTAAACTAGATTAGTAACAATATTATTGATTCACTGCTTAAAGCAAAGTTGCGACCTTACACTTTAAGTCTTACCGTAAAGAGCAATAATGGTAGATAATCAACAATAAATCTGGTCACTGTTAACGTACAGTTAAACGTTTCTTTATACTCGAAAGACCAGTGCTTATTTCGAGTTATGTTATACGGGTATCTACACCCCAAGCTTACCGACCAATTTGGTAGCATTTATAGCGTTAAGCTAACGGTCATTATTTTTTTAGTATTGTCCCACACGTGAACAATATAATTGTTATTGCATACTGGCTTCGAACCAGTAACCCGCGCGTTTCTTCCTTGAGTTAATGCAATATTTACGTAAAATATAAGTTGGCGTAAATTTATATTTTACAACTTTTGTTGTTGTCAATTTTGTCTTATTTTTTAGGGAATAGAAGGAATTGAACCTCCTCACTTATAAGTGTAACCATATTTCCCATATTAAAATAAGCAGTTTATACACTTGCTTAGGTGTTAAATTCTAAAGAAAGAAAGGTGGAACTTGAAGGAATTGAACCTTCTACCATGCCTACCAAAGTTCCATATAGTTGTTTTTTAGTTTTACATGAAGAACAACTAAACTTCATAATCTAATTGAAATATATTATTTAAAGGGGATATTATGTATCTCACAATTATTATTATACTCTTATTTTGAATTTTGTCAACACTAATTTCGCACAAAAGAATTAAATTATATATATATTGTACTAAATCAGTTGTTTTCTAACATCTAGTAATACGTATTCTTCTTTCATTTTGTAGTGCTTCCATAGCGTATCTAAAAGCATCTAGTAAATGATTATAATCATCTATGGGTTTATTAAGTTGTTTACCTTCTTTATTACTATCCCAAACATAATTATATAACTCCACTTGAGTATTTTGACATTTAGGATGTATATATATTTTATATTGTAATATGTGTTGAATGCCATTAATTATACTGTCTTTACCTTTTCTAGCTTCTTTAATTCTGCTTATGCCTGCTCTGCGAATTTCTTCTATACTTTTAGGCTCTGCACTATCTGCAATTATGCTTTCCTTAGCAAATCCTTTATATTTAATCATATCTGCTATTTGATTATTCAACATTCCCTTTTCATAATGCTCATCATAGATATATATTTCCTTATTTTCTTTATCTACTAATAAACAAATAAACGCAGTTGGGTCTGCTTTATAACCAAAATCTAATCCATTAGTAGGAATAACTCCAGGTCTTTTAGCAATTTCCCTGTAATCGAACTCCTTCTCCACCCAGTTATCATATATAACGCCTTCTGCTATTCCCCATTCCCCTAAACCTTCTATAGCATATCTTCTAGGAGAAGTTTTTTTCATTTTCTCAAATATTTTTATATCATCTTTTCCTAAAAATTCATTGCATTTGTAGTTGGTGGTCATAGCAAGTATATCATCGTCTTTAACATCAAAGAAACGTTTCTTTAACCAATGTTTTTCATTCCAGGGGTTAAATGATAAAGTTATTTGTTTAAATAACCCTGGTGGCAACTCACCTCTTATAGACATATCAACCTTATTAAAATCATCTTCATTTGTAACTTGATACGCTTCCTCAAACCAGCAAAAACATAGATAGCCAACCTCAACAGTTATAGAAGTAATAGACATAGGATCATCTAATCCTCTAAATAATATCTTCTGGCCAGTAGGTTTATAAATAATTTCCATAGGTGACTTTTTACATTGCCATAAATGTGATACTTTAAGCTGATGTATTGCCCATTTTAATTGTGCGTATGTACTATCCTTGTGAGTATTAAATACTTTCCTTATAACCAAAGTATTAGTTTCAGGGTATTTCATCATCCTATAAATTATATTTAAGGCGGTAGTTGTGGACTTCTTGCTCCCTCTACCGCCTTTTACTACTCTATATCTGCCTTTGTAGTGCCAAAATTCAGAATATCCGCCACCAATTATTTTACTTAACTTTACAATTGCCATTATTCTCTTTCCTCTTCCTCTAGATCATCTACAAATTGTATTGTTTCGTTTATATCTGCTTTTACCTCTTGCTTATCTACAAATAACCTATATCTTTTCCCTAGTAACTCTGCTGCTTTTGTCCTATCTTGTAAAGATGCATCTAATCCCAGTTGATCCTTTTCTTCTCCACGCATTACTTTAGTTAGATATTGTAATACCTCCTCTGCATCAGCTATCCTTTTATCCTCTAATTGCTTCATTCTTTTCTCGACGTATTGCTTTATATCTAGTTTTGTCAAGTTTTCGCTTGCTATCTTATTCAAATTTTTGCCTTTATATCCCGCCATCTTTGCTGCTTCTGTAGCATTCCCTGTTTGTATATAATAATCACAAAATGCCTTTTGCTTAGGAGTTAATTTATTATCCATTCATTTCACCTACTTTCTTGTATATCTCAACTAACTTCAATAATATTTCTGGTTTCTTAAATGTACTTAAGACCTCAACTTTTACAAATTTATATTTATCTGGATTTTTCTTATTATCTGGATTTAATTTATTGTATTCCTCAATAGGCATTAAATAAAATAATTTATTTATATTTAATATCCTTCCAATTTTATTACTATAAATCTGTTCTCTATTCATTAAATATTTATATCCTTTGATTTCTAATGCTTTTAATAGTTTGAATATTTTCCCTTGAATATTTCTCAAATAATCACCTCAATACATATAAAATATTTCTTAATTATATTTTATCAAATAAAAAGAAACCTCGCATAAATCAAGATTTCAAGCACTTTTATTCTATTAAAAAATTTTCATGTGAAATTTCTTTTTTTAACAACTTTTGATAAATGCTCCATCGTTTCTTTAGTTATAAGCCAGCTTCTGCCGCTCTTACGATAATCCTTTTCCAATATTAAATCGTGGCTTCCTTTTTGACATATACTTTTTAAAGTCCATATGTTTATATTGTATTTTTCTGATGCTTCTTTCAAATCCATTACGTCCGATATTTTCATTTTTTATTAACCCTCCTTATTCTCCTCTAAAATATTCACTAAAAATTTTTTAAATTCTTCTTTACATTTTTCATAGTCCCAATATGGAATTTTAAAACCTTTCATTTTTAACCCCTCCTGTTTCCCTTTTTAATTATTAGCTAGGCTTTTACAGCCAATTATTCTTCCAACTTCATCTCTTACCATATCATTAGGAACCAATAAATCCTGTCTGTCAGGTAATGCTTGACGCATTAATCTACTTACGATATAGTAAGTACCTTCTTGTTCTTCTGGAAGTCCTGTAACTTCTCCAAAAGTAGTAGAAGTAATTGGAACGTTCCCTATAATTCCTACATCTTTTGTAGTTTGTTGGCATCTTGCCTCCCCTTGTGAAGGAAAATCTTGCATCTTATTTCCTTCTGAGTCTATTATGTTGACAGTATGAGGCGTATAGTTTAAAATCACACCTTGTTTTTCTAAAGCAACTTGTGGCTTTTCTACAATTACCCTTATATCGTCGTCGCTTATCCAACTATTATCGATATTTCTAATATCGATATGAGCTACTTGGTCAGCTACATCTTGCCAACCATGATTCCATATTTGGAATCCTTTAACTAAACCATTTATATCTTTTATTTCCGTTATGTATTTATATTCGTTTATTTGTCCTGTTTTTAATTCTACTTTTTGTCCCTTGTATAAAACTTTAATTTTCATCATTTTTAATTTCCCCTTTTCTTTTTTATTTAAGTTGATTTCCTCAACCTCTAATGAGAGTATATCACCTTTTAAGGTGTATGTCAACAGTTTTTTAAAATTAATTTTAATTCTTTTTTTTCTAAATTTAAAAAGGCACTTTTTATATATTCGCCCTCAATCTTTAAATCTTTTAAAGCAATTTCATTTAGTGGTTTAACTTCATAATCAACATTTTTAACGTTTTTTATAACAAACTTAATTAATTGATTAGCTTTTAAAATTCCTTTTTCACCGCGTTTTACTATCTGGTTTGAAACTTTAATTTTAATTGTTTTCATTTTACACACTCTTTTCTTTTCAATGTTCAATCTTTAATTATATATTACCACCTTTAAAGGTGTGTCAATGTTTTTTTATAAAAAGATAAAGAGAAATTTAATTCTCTTTATCTCCTTTAAGCAACTTAATATCATAGACATTTATTCTATATTTAGTTGTCTTTTCCACTTTACTTTTTTTAATTTTATAATCATATTCTTCTACCCTTACAAATACATCTGTAGGACTTAAAAACCCTTCTATAATACCTTTTTTATTGTAAGGACATATAACTCTATCACCTAATTTAATCATTTAACACACTCAAAACAAGTTATTCCACATTTATCACCTATTTAGTTTTTTTGAACTAAATTAGTTGTTTTTTTAATTAAAAAAATATAAACCTTTTATATAATTATAACTTGAAACAACTAATTTAGCTTAATGTTACTTTTTAATATCCTTGATCCTGTCTTTTAAAATTAATAGCATTCTTTTTATAGTAAGCCATTTCTATTTCTTTATCCGTAAAACCTAATTTATATCCAAAACCCAAAAGTGCTTGAACCATTTCTATATATAAGTATTCAGTTAAATCTTTATGTTTTTTATTTCTAGCACTTTTTAAAGAACATAATGAATTAGTTATATAAATAAAATCCTCACACAAATCCCCTAATTCCATTCTGGCTATATAATTATGTTCTTTTATTAAATCTCCTCCTATCATATTTCCTATGCTTAATGCAAAATGTAATACATCTGCATATTCTTCTGCAATAACTTCTTTTGGAGAAGAACCTTTATTACTCCAATATTTAAAAAATCTAACCTCATTGCTGCATTCTCCAAGTTCTACTATTAGAGATACAACTGTATTATTAAATAAATCTTTCCCTTCTAAGTCATGTTCTCTTATAATTCTTTTATCTAATTTTGCCTGTTGATTAAACATCTCTCTTAAAATCATTTTATTAACCTCCGTTATTTTATAACATTATATATTAAAACAGTAAAAAACATTAGTACTATAGCTACCGAACCTTTTTTATTTTTGTTTACTGCATCAACTGTTAACCCTAATAAAGCAAATGTTGCTGCAAATGCTATAATTCCCTTAAACATAATCCCCAACATTTTTATATCTCCTTTTTATTTTTTACAATAAATCATACTAATGAGTAAAATCCAACTCTCCAACTAATTGATACTGTTCCAAGTATGCTAATTTTACGGTACCTAATTGCCCATCTCTGTTTTTCCTTATTAGCACTTCCATAATTCCCTTATCTTCACTTTCTTTTTTATAATACTCATCTCTATAAAGCATGATGACTGTATCTGCATCTTGTTCTATATTTCCACTTTCTCTTAAATCTGCAAGAATAGGTCTATGATCTCCTCTATTTTCACAGGTCCTATTTAATTGAGATAAAAATATTACAGTACAATCTAATTCCTTTGCTAAAATCTTCCCCATTCTACTCATGTCACCAACTTCTAAATCTCTAGTTGCTCTTTTAGTATGAGGTTTTAAAAGTCCTATGTGATCTATAAAAATTATATCAAGTTTATGTTGCATTTTAAGCTTTTTACATCTTGCTTTTATATCTATCATACTAAGTTCAGAACTATCATCAATAAAAAGCTTATTAGTTGCTAATAACGAACTATCTTTTGCAATTTTGCTCCAATTATCATCTGTTATTTTCCCTGTGCTTATTTGCAAACTATTTATTTTACTTTTAGCTGCTAATAACCTTGTACCTAATTTTTCTTTTCGCATTTCTAAACTTGCATAGTAAACAACATTATTTCTACTTAATCTTTCAGCTAAATTTAAACTCAATACTGTTTTACCCATAGAAGGTCTACCAGCAATTATAACTACATCTCCCTTTTGAAAACCGTTTAACGCTATATCTAACGCTTTTATTCCCGTTTCCATACCAACTACTTTCCCACCATTGTTATAGCTATTTTCAACTGTTTCTATTGTAGCTGACATAGTTTGTTCCATTGTCCATATATTGCTTTTATCTTCTGCAAATGTTATTTCATTTTCAAAGGTCCCAAGAAGCTGTGACAAATCATTTTTGGTATCATATGCCTGCTGGAGAAGCAGCTGACTTTGTTCAATTATCTTTCTCCTTCTACTTAATTCTTTTATAACTTTAGCTGATGCTATTGCTTGTTGCTCTATAGCTATAGTATATCCTGCTAGTTCTGCAATGTAAGTTATAGATATTTCTTTTATGTTGCTACCTAATTTTGTGATTATTGTAGTAGAACTTATTTTTATATCTTCTTTAAATAAATCTATTACAGTTTCATATATTACTTTGTTTTTAATAGAGTAGAAATCTTCTGGAGTTAACATTTCTGCTATGTCACATAAAATTTTTTCATTTTGAATTATACTTGATAATACTTCCTTTTCTGCTTCTATGTTTTGTGGAAGTGGTCTATTATCCATTTATATCATTACCTCCCTGCTCCCAAAAACTAAAATCAAATTCTGTTGTTTTCTCTTTTTTCTTTTGTATATTTTCTTCAATTTCACACACATCATCTAAATAGTCCATATATCCACTTGTAAAGAAAGTATCTGCGTTTTGATACTTTAGGTCTTTAAAGTCTGTTTTTCGCTTTAAATCAACATATTTAACGTATCTAGCAATACATCTCATCATTTGTTCATATCCATGTTCTTTTATAAGCTTAGGTATTTTTTTCATTGCCCTTGCTTTACCCTTTTTTAAAGGATATTGTTTCCAAAGTAAATCAGCTTGTTCATTTTGTGCATTGCTAAATGCACTATTATTAATATTGTTATTATTAATATTGTTATTATTAATATTGTTATTATTAGTGTCCGGTTTTATCGTATCCGGTTTTATCGTATCCGAAGATACCGTATCCGATAATTTAGGACATGGTGGATTTTTTAAATAATAAACATTATGTGTAAATTTCCCTTTATCCCTCTCTTTAGTTATCTCTATATACCCTTTTTCTTTAAGTTCTTTAAGATATTTATAAAAAGTGTCTTTGCTTATTCCCAATTCAAATTTTATTAATTCAGCACCTGGAAAGGCACTTCCTTTATTTCCAGCATATACACACAAATATGCATATATTGCTTTTGCTTGAATATTTAAATTTGGATTTTTCATAATATTTTTGGGTAATATACCATATCCAAATTCAAAATCACTTTGTATTCTATCAGCCATTTTTATCCCTCCTAACAACTAATTCAACGATTTAGCTTTCTTTTTGTGCTGAATTAGTTGTTTTTTTGTTTTAAAAAATTAACAATAATATCTTCTTCTAGTAGATTCTCCACCTCTGATGTGCCTTACTTTTAAGTTGTAATCTAATACTTTTCTAACTTCTTTTGCTAATTTGGGATTTACTAACTCTAATCTTTTTGTTGCATCCTTATGAATAGTGCTTTGACTAACGCCAAAAACTTTCGCTGCTTTTCTGATAGTAGCTTTAGTTTTTAAAAGATAAGCTCCAACCTCTCTTGACCTATTTGCTACATAATCTTTCACTATAATACACCTACCTTTGCATTATAGGTAACTCTTTTAAGTCTTTCTCCAGCCTCAATCCATAAATCTTTCGCAATATCAAATTCACTAAAACAACAAGCTTCTACATCATATTGTTCACTAGCGTTGCTATATAATTTTATAAGTTTTAACATATGTTTTGCAATAACCGGATCACTGTATCTTGTAATTTCAACTTCATTATTTCCAAGATTGTGGCATATTGCATAACCATTTATTTCTTCTATCCCATAGACTGGTTTAATATATAAATCTTCCTTAGCAGCAATGTGTAATTTCCCATTTAAATCTCTTATTTTCATATTTTCCTCCCAATTTATAATTATTTTTATGATACTATACAATGTTTCAAAAATTTATAGTTTACTTCTGCTTTAGCCATTTTTTCAGTAAGCATATTCTCTAATTCAACTAGTTGTTCATATATCTTCATTCTTTTTTTAAAATTATCTTCTAATACAATTTTAGAAGTAAGCATAATAATCTTAGTCTTTATATCCCAAATACTCATTATAAATCCCTCCTGTAATTATTTTTTAAGCTTCTCATATCCAGCACATAGCTCATCATATTGCGCTTTTGTCATTTCGTGTAAATGTTGAACATTATACTTTTTCATTGCTTGTGCTTTAATAACATCTGGACCATATCCGGCATTTTTTGCAATTGCATATAATCTTTTTATTTGTGCATCACTTAAATTACCTTTATTTGCACTTGTTTTGCTCTTATTTGCGCTCGTATTGCCAGTATTTGTTGTATCACTGTCTTTAGTATCGTCAATGCAAAACAAACCATTTAAAGCATATTTACGAGCGTAGGAAGATGTACTTCCTGTAAGCTGACTTGCATCCATACCCTTTTTGTTTTCTTCTTCTCTAGCAAATGCACTTACACTTTCTTTATCTCCTGTTTCGACATCTGTAACAGTTGCAGTTGCTTTAATGTAATATCTATCCCCTATAAGCGTTATTTCATCTGCTATTGTTAAAGAAAGCTTATTATCTAACAATAGTGGTTTAACTGCTTCTAAAATATCTTCGCAATTTCTATAAGAATATTTTCCAAAGTTGTTGTATTGGCTTTTAGGTGCTTTTAATTCGCTTTGCACCTTCATTAATTTTTCGTATATTCCCACTTAAATCCCCCCTATTCAACTTTTATTGATACTGTTTCAACTTCCTCTACATCTACACCTGGAAGTATTTCTCCAGTTTCTGCATTAACTCCATCTTTAAATGCCTTTTTTAATTCTGCTTTATTTAACTCTTGCTTAATTTTTATTAAGTTGTTATATCCATTACTGTTAAGATAATTAAGCGTTTCTACTTCATCTCTATAATTCCATTTTGTACTTTTTCTAGCACTTACTTTTCCATATGGTGTTGATAATTTGAATTTCTTATCTTGTTGTTTTTGTTCAACGTAGTAATTTTGTAGCAACACTTCAAAATATTCTATGCTATTCTTTGCACTTTCGTTTTCTTTCTTTTCCCACTCATCAATTCTAAATTTTTCGGCATCTGCTAATGCTTTGTTTTCCGCTATTTGTTCTTTTAATGCTCTTATTTTTCTGAAACACCAGTTAGCACTTTCCAAACTATCTACTTTAAATCCTGTTACTTCTTCTTGCATAACATGATTCATTTCTTGTATTTCACTTTCAATAAATTTATTCAATTTCAACCCTCCTATTTACATTTTAATTACATTTACATAATATTGTATATGTAAACTTATTATTTTCACTTTACTTTATTTTTGCGAATTAAATTTCATGAAAACTAACCAATGCGTCTTTGCTCTTTTATTTCCCAATAAAGGTTTATGATCTATAACCTTTAAAATTTCTTTTAGCTTTATTTGTTCCTCATTCCACT